CTACTCCAGCGCCTTATTGACCATCAGCGCGACCTCTTCCCGGGTCGCCAGACTGCGGGGTCTGGTCCCTTCGGTAATGCCCTTGGCCTTGGCCTGCTCCAGACCCTCCTGGGCCCACTGGCTGGCTGGCTCCTTGGCCTTGCGGGCCATCCAGTCCTCCATCATCCGGTCAAACCATGCCTGCTCCTCCGTCAACTCCGGCTCCGGCTCCTCTTCTCTCACCGTCCAGCGCAGCACGCTGTTGATCCGCCGGTTTTCCGCGGTCTTGGAGACCGCCCCGTCCCGGCTCTGGTAGTAGCTCCCGCCGCCGTCCAGCTTGAGCACATCGGAAAAGCCCAGCCCTCGGAACACCCGGGCGGCCTCGCCGCTGTCCAGCAGATTGGCGGTCCTGGACTGCCAGCCCATGACGTACACCATGCCGTCTCCCTTGAGGCCCACCAGCGTGTGCCAGGTGGCCCGCAGCGGGGAGGTGTCCCAGCCCTGGGCCTTGGCCTGGGCGGTGGTGCAGGCCTTCCCGGCCCGCAGCACAGGGATGCCGGACACGGCGTAGTCCGTCCCCTCCGGCACCGTCCGGATCTCCTCCACCCGGGCCTTGCCGCCGGAGATCAGCAGGGTGGAGACCGCCTTGCCGTGCAGGGGGTTGGCGTAGGACCACCCGCCGGAGTCAAAGGTAAACTTGTCTCCCTGGAAACGCCCGCGCTCCTGGCAGTAGTGCCGCGTCCACTTACCCGCGGCCTTGTAGTCGCCCACCAGATGGCCCACCGGCAGCGTGAACGGCTCGCCCGCCTCGGAGTAGTTTGCAAAATAGCCCGCGTTGGCGCAGTTGTCGCCGCACTCCGATTTTGGCCGGTCCACCAGCTCCACCGTCAGATCCTCCGCCGGCACGGCAGTCATCAGAACCTGCTCGCCTCCATTGGACTGGAGGTCATACACCTCCACAAGAGCCGCCGCCAGCCCGGCCGCCGCCTGGTCGGCAAACCCCTCCGTCAGGATGACGGGGGTGTCCGTGGTGGAGTCCATAAACCCCAGCTCGATCAGGGTGGCGGGCATGGTGGTGTAGTTGAGGACATACAGGCTCTGCTCCGCCAGAGGCTCCGCCCGGTTGCCCCGCAGGCCGGTGGCCGCCACGGTATAGCGGTACACCGCGTCCCGCACCACCTCGCTCTGCTTCTGGTGGCTGGGGGCCACATAGGCCACGATCCCGCCGCCGGAGCCGCCGTTGATCCCGGCATTGTGGTGGATGGACAGATACACGTCCGCCTTGGCCCGGTTGGCCGCCGCCACCCGCTGGGACAGGGTCACGTCCCGCCTGCCGGTCACGTCGTCCACCCGCATGGTCCGGCAATCGTACCCCGCCAGGATGGCCTCCAGCTTATCTGCCACCCGGCTGTTAAGCCCCCACTCCCGGGTCTCTCCGGGGTCGATGCTCTTGAGGCACCGCTTGCCGGGTGTGCTCAGGCAGTGCCCCGCGTCAATGCAGATCAGCATGGGCTCAGCCCTCCTGACCGGCCTGGTGCTCCTCGTCCTCCTGGATGCCAGCCTGCACAGCTGCGGCGAACGCCTCCCGGTCCTGGTCGGCGAATGCGTCCACCAGGGCCTCGTAGTGGTTGCCCACAAACTCGTTGATGCCCTGCTCGGTCATGCCCTCAGGGATGGGGTGGGCCTCCTTGTGGTGGGCCAGGGCAATGGTCAGGTCGGGCAGGTCCAGGTCCTCACAGGTGGCAAAAATGTCATAGATGTAATTGGCGTTCATTGTTCTTTCTCCTCTCATGTCTTTTTTGTGTTGGTACGTTAAGTTCCGCTGTTGGTGCGCTTTTCGGCCTGCGTCCCGAAGTAGAACGCAATGACCACGGTGAACACGGTCAGAAACTGATCCGCACTCACCCCGCCGGAGCAGGTCAGCCAGGCGAACACCGCCGTCAGGATCAGCGTCACCATACTCTTGATGGTCAGCAGGTTCCCCAGCCGCTTGTACAGCTGTTCCACATCTCTCACCCCCTTCCAGTGCTATGCATCTTTAGATGAAATCGTGCTTTTGTAGCCGTTCGTCGTACACCCTTCCGATGTTGGCTATGGCATGGGTAGCCCGGCTGTTGGGATAATTCGGGTTCCTCTTGCAAAATTTTTCGTAGCCATCGATCTCGGCTAGGATCTCGATGAACTCCTCTCTGGTATGCGGGATATTCCGAATCAATTCGTTATTGAACTGCAAGATCCTGGCCCGGTGCATATCCGCCGCCCGCTCATCGTCGGTCTTGATGTGGTTGTCCAGCTTGATCCGGGTCCGCTCCAGCTCGGCCAGCACTTCCGCATTGACGGCCCGCCCGATGGCCTTGGCAATGGCGGACCAGGGGTTGATTTTGACGGGGGCGACCTGGATGACAGTCAGCGCCAGGACCAGCAGCCCGCCCCCGCCTGTCAATAGCTCCTGGATGCTCAATGTCTGCCTCCTCTGCCTAGCCTGCGGCGGGGGCCTGTGCCTCCCGGCGCAGCTGCTCGCGCTCCTCGTTGGTCAGCCGTCCGGCCCGGACCAGAGCGTCAATGCGGGCGTCGTCCCACAGCCGGGGGTAGTATTTCCGGGCCAGCTCGTACACGCTCATAGCTCCACCCCCGCCATAGCTGCCAAAAAGTCCACGTCCGCCCGCAGCCGTTCCGCCTCTGTGGGCTCCGGCTCCGGCTGAGGCGGAAGGGAGGATTTCCACGCCTCCCACGCCTCGGTGTTCGGCACCACCGTCACCGTGCTGCCCTCCATCTCCGGGTCCGGCTCTCTGGTGATGGCCACAAAGCCGTTGTGCTGGACCAGCATATCCGACTGCTCATCTGTCAGCGGGATCGCACTGTCAAAGGGCGTGGACTGCGGAGGACTGTATGCTCCTGAGTCGTTTGGGACAGGGTCGATATACCACATTCTGTTCTCCTCCTTTATCCGATTGCGATATAAGAATATGTGACTGACTGTGCGTTGAACTGGATATTGGGACTATCTCTAAAATTGTAGTCACCAACACTTGCAGTTGCGTACCAAGACACAGTACCGTTTGTGTCAAAAGTCACTGACCCAGCAAGGCCGTTTTTACCCAAACTATTCCAGTCGCTAATACCTGCGCAGAAGTACTTGGATACCTCTGAGGTTAAAACGCCGAAATAACCGTTACCAGTAATCAGCACCATAGAAGGCTTGAACCCGAATTTCAGTGAGTTTTTGTTTGAGGATCCGCTAGTTCCAGTTCCAACATATTCCCCTGCTACAATTTTTGCGGCCGTTTTTACGAGGTTTTCAAATGGAATGCCGTAATACTTGTAATGGGTTTTCCCAATGGCTCCGTTGTCCGGATATGCATTTCTGTCCGCAGAATGCACCGTCCCTTCGCCATTCAGGGTAGCCGGATGTCCAGCCACTTCCTGCTCAGGGAGGTATGTACCTATCGTACTGGCCCCTGACCGCTTTTCATCGTAAGCATCAGCACTCTTGTAATAGATTGCGCGCTCGTTAGGAAAACGATCAGACATCATAAAACTTCCAGTCGGAACTTTGTTGATTTCGTCTGCATCGCCACTGCCAAATTCGCACTGTATAGTTGCGGAAGTCGGATTTTTGAGTGAGACCACTCCAGAATCGTCCACAGATACTGAATTTGCATATTGGATTGTAAATGTATCAAAGACCTCGCTACCAGATATTCTGTGATCTTTCTTTTCACCCAACGTGTAGTAAGGTGGGATATAGCCACTCGTTTTCCACCAATGCAGGTTATACTTCCCCAAGAAATCAAAAACATCATTTGGGACAGCCAACTCTGAAAGCCCATACATTTTAGCAACGGGGTCTTGGAGGAGATTTGCTTTATTTAATGGCGTCCCTTCTTGAGTTGGCTCGTCCACACGAACCATTTCATAGGTGTTCTCTTGTCCCAATACAGGGATCAATTTCACCCGTCCTGGATAAGTTGGAACTCTGTCTTGCATACTCAGACCTCCCCGCACTCTACTTCTCCGCTGTAAAACCAGGCAGAGGGCATATTTGTCAGTAATTTATCAATGTCCACCAGAATCTTCTCGATATTATTGGCTTTAATATGGTCCAACAGTTCCATACTATCCGGCTTATCCGGCGTGGAGGGCAGGACTGCGATCACGCGCCTCAGCGCCTCCAAATTGGCAATATACTGAGCCATTTGCTCCGCAGTGGGGTAATAATCCTCTGTCCACTCATACGGATCTACCTCCGGCCGGCTCACCTCTGCCCCTGCCGCAAACGCCCCAGACCCAGCATTTTTATAAAACTGAGCCTCCACTGTGTCATATAAGCCGATCGCTCCAGCCGGATCCTTACACGGAACCAGATCACGCACCAAGTGTGTTTGCTCATAGATCTTACAGGCATACAGTGTCATGCTCGTGTGCTCCTGAGCGGCGGAGGAACGGTCATTGCAAAAGAGGTACAACGGATATGCCAACTCAAATATAGCCTCACCAAGGGTCAATACCTTGGCCCCATCCAGAGAGATCGAGTTCCGGTTGAAATCCACTGTATGCGCCCCACCGTCGTTAAGCCCGGTAAAGCTCCCGTTTCTTGTTCCGTAGTGGGCAAAGTTGACACCCAAGGCAAATCCGTTTGCGGTCCACCCTACATCTGATCCAAACACAGTCTTGCTTCCGGATTGACTTGTGGACATCCGCAGCTCCACCCGTGTATTGCTGGTTGGATTGACCCCAGTATTGATGTATTGGGTGCCGGAGCTTGTGATGGACTCCAGCTCCGTATATCCCTCCGGTATCCTCGGAGCCTCTTGCTCCACAGCCTTGATCCTCTGATAACCTGTTGTGCTGTACCCGAGAACCGAAAACTGATTGGCAAGCTCCTCCATCGCCGCTGTGACACGGTTGAGATCCGCCGCCTGATAGGTTCCCTTGTCGTTCCGTGCCTCCACATCCGCCTGGGTCCGATCTGTCACCAGAGAACTAAAATCAAAACTCATGCGCCCTCCTTGTCCCAATAGATCACGACGCAGCCGGATACTCCAGCCTGCCCTGCGGTGCCCTCTCCAGGATAGTTGTCGATCTCCCAGTGTGAGCCGACCGGATTCCCTTCGGAATCATAGCTTGGCTCTCTATGGCGGTTGCCCTTGATCCCGCCCAGGCCCTTCGCGCCACCATCTCCAGAGCCGGGGACAGGCTTTTGGACCCCGGTTCGCGCAAAACTATCGCCGCTTGCAATATCCGTATAGCCAAAAGGGAAACGGCTGCCATTTGCGCTGCTGTATTGCCCAAAAACAGCGTCGTCCCCGATCTGGACGCTGAACGACTGCTGCGGATTGATGGATACCGTCCCGGCCCAGACAAGCCCTCCGATGCCATCCACTCCATCCGCTCCGGCCTCATCCCAGGTGCCGTCCGTTCCGGCTGTCCCATCCTCACCTTTGCCCACAAGTATGAGCCGCAGCGCAGTGACGCCCGCCGGGGCCGTCCAGAACCCGCTTTTGGTGAGCACTGCCCGCTCCTGAAACAAGAAGGACCCATCCGCCTGGAGCAGCCGGCTCTGACAGCCCTGGAGTGCCCCATCCTGGATCTTGAAGGTCTGCATCATCCGCCGGGCGGTGGTGGCGCTGGACTCATCCAGCCAGATGGTGTCCACGTCCCCGATCTCTCCGGATGGATCGCCCCGCCCCGTGGTCTCGATCAGGTTTCCGCCGTAGCAGCTGAGGATCAGCCGCGCCGCGGTCAGGGCCTCGGCAGAGGTGTGGATGAATGGGTTCTCAATATTGATGGTCTTTTCACTGCTGGTGCTGTTGCCACTGACCACATATTGAGTTCCATCCGCAAGGGTAAAGATAAGGGACGCCACACTCTTGTTGGCTTTCATGGTTGGGTAGTCAGCGAGCGCGGTCAAAAGCGTTTTGTTCCCCTGGTTCCATAGAGGCTCCGCTGTCAGGTATCCTGTCTCAGCATCCGCACGGGGGAAAGTGCCGGTCACCATACAGGCCCACCGCAGAATGTCCCCGCACTTCTTTCCGGTCACCGCCAGCTTATCCTTTGCTTTTACTGGCTTTTTGGCATAGTCTGGATCAACGTGGTAGCGGCTCTTGAAATTATCCCCAAGTTGGGCCGCCACAGAGGAGATCCATCCTTCCAGGGTAGTTGGCAGGGTCGTTGGCGGAAGATAAGTGCGTTCTGCCACCAGCCCTACAATATCCACCAGCGCCCAGTCGATAGACATATCATTGTTGGAGGTTTTCCAGCCGTCTCCGTACTGGTAGTACACTCCAATCTTTTTATACTCCACTTCGCCAGAAGTGAGTTTGACCCCGATCAGAGTTTCAATGCCCTGTCTGTCCTCGATAGAGGCAAACAGACCATTTTTCTTTCGCGGCTCAAATCGCTTGTCGATGTTATTTAAAGATAGGCTCATTGTCCCATATGGTAGCGTGATACATGAAAAATCAGCCTGCTGGGTAGAGCTGAACTCCACCAGCATTTTCTCTGTCCACTCCTCATACACGCCGGGTAATATCTCAGCCACCCGCATCCAGCGGCCCGGAAGGCTCCACTTGCTTACCGTCACCCGGATGGCGTCCGGGTTGTTGACGGTGAAGCCGCTCAGGCTGACCGCCCTGGCCCGGTTTTCGGTAAACTCCTTGGTGTAGTAGGCCGTGCCGCCCTGTTTGACCTCTACGGTGAAAGTATCAGGAACCCCATCCCAATCATCGCCCGGGAAGTAGACGGAACAGGCCTGGAGGATGGATAAATCAGAGAATCGCTCCTCCACCCACACAGCTGTGGGAAAACTCCCATCTGAGCCGGAGAGCACATTCCCCACAAATCCAACCTGATCCGCCGCCGCCTCTGCTGGGATCAGGTGAAACTTTCCGTTGAGGACCCACCTGTGGGGCTCCAGGGTGGCGTATGGCGTCAGGTCCATGACCCGATCATACAGCTGGGCTGGCTGTGAAAAGTCCGCCGCACCGCTGCTCTCCACGCCGGAAAAGGCCATGTCCGGGTCGCTGATGTCCACCACGGCCTTGAGGTGGGTCCGTCGGGAAGCGCCCACGATTGCGGCCCCGTACTCCTCTGTGGCATTAATCATGAGGGTCCACCTCTCTCAGCGAGACCGTAAACCCGCCCCACACAGGGACGGTGGCCCCTTTATCATCCCGACTCCAATAAAACCTTGGCCGTGTGTACCCTGTCACAAAAAATCTGGAAGTCAGCATCTTATTTTCGTCCGGAATCAGGAAGTTGCAGACGATAGGTTCACGGCTTCCCTTTTTGCAGGCAGAGATCACGCGGTCCTTGTCGGCATCATTGAAATATCCATACTGGTAATCAATGACCCATACATCTCCCCGCAGCTCTTTGACCATATTTCCAGCGATCATTACCAGGTTTCGGCTCAGCGGCTCCTCGTCCACCACATAGGACTCACGGCGGGTCTCAGGCAGGACAACAGATGCGCCTCCGGAATCTAATATCAGTTGCGTCATACCGTTGCCTCCTTACGCCCACTGAGGGTCCGCAATAGGCGTTCCCGCAGCGGAACCTGCCTTGATGAGATAGGGCAGCTGCCAGGTGGCGAACTTTGTTCCATCCGGCAGAGTAAGATTGACCGTCAGACCATCGGAAAGCCCTGCGTCTGCCCCAGCCGCCATGCTGTTGATGATGCCGGCAGAGGACACCCCAAGCCCGGAGGAAGCGAAATCTACCGATGCTGCGCCGAAGTCCAAGCCGCGGTTGATGCCGTCCCGGACACGTCCGAAGGAATCCTCCCAGCCATTGCCCAGCCCCAAGGCCATGTTTTTCCCGATGTCCGCAAACACCTGGGACGGGGAATGGATACCGAGCAGGTCTTTTGCGCCATCAACGATCCCACCAAGGAAGTCTCCAATTTTCTCTGCGATCCAGGCTCCCATGCTCTTGATTCCATCCCACAGGCCCATCACAATGTTTTTCCCGATCTCGAACACACCAGAAACCGCTGAACTAAAGCCACTCAAAATTGCGGCCACCACTTGGGGAAGGACGGAGACCAGATCCGGGATAGCGCTCAAAATGCCGTCAGCCAGTTTGATGAGAAGATCAAATCCAGATCGGATGATTTTCGGGTAGTTGTTCGATAGCGTTGTTGTGATGCTTTTGATGATCTCCGGCAGCCGCGCCACCATGTTGGGAATCCCGGCGATGATGCCGTCCACAAAGTTGAACAGCAGATCCATGCCCTTGTCCAGGATGACCGGCAAATTGACTGTGATAAACGTCTCGAAAGACTCAAAGATAAGTGGAAGCTGCTCCAGCAGCTGTGGGATTCCAGCGATGATTCCGTTTGCCAGTTCCGTCAGCATCTCCACGCCTTTGTCCAGCACGGCTGGAAGCTGCTCCGTAATAAAGCCCAGGAACCCATCTATGGCCGCCGGCAGCTGCGCCACCATCTGAGGTACGCCGGACTGGATCCCGCTGCCAAACATGGTCAAAAGCTGCTGCCCCGCCGCCAGGATAGCTGGGAGGTTGGCAGAGATGGCAGATGCCAGCGCCGACACAATCTGCGGCACCGCAGCCACCAGGTCAGGCAGGGCGGTGATAAGCCCGGTCACCAGGCCGACCAGCAACTGTGCACCAGCGCTGACCATAGCGGGCAGTACCGTGCTGATGAGTGCGGGCAGCTCTTGGGAAATGATGGGGGCCAGTTGAGCAATCACATTCCCCATCCCGCTGAGGATCTTTGCTACACGCGGGACAATGTTCCCCGCTGCGGTGGACACACTGTCCACCAGATTGTCTATGAGCGCCCCGAGGTCTGCGGTATCATCGCCTACACCTGTCAGCAGGTTCTTCCACGCCGCCTTTGCCATACCCAGGCTTCCGGAAATAGTGCTGGCCGCCTCCTTGGCCGTGGTACCAGTGATGCCCATCTCTGTCTGCACCACATGGATGGCGTCTACAATGTCGGCATAACTGGAGAGGTCATATTTAACGCCGGATAGCTTTTCGGCGTCCTTCAAGAGTCGCTGCATCTCCTCCTTAGTGCCACCGTACCCGAGCTTGAGGTTGTCCAGCATGGTATAGTTCTGTTTGGCAAAGCCCTGATAGGCGTTCTGGATCATTTCCATGCTGGTGCCCATCTTATTGGCGTTGTCGGCCATGTCAGTAATGGCCTGGTCTGCCTTTTGCGCTGCCGCTTCCGTGTCTCCCTCTAGACTTTGGAGCAAGGACGCAGAGAAGCTGGTCACCGTATTCATGTACTCATTGGCGCTCATGCCGGCAGTCTCATAGGCTTTATCAGCATATTGCTGTACCTTATCCGACGCAGACTTGAAGAGCGTGTCCACACCGCCCACCAGCTGCTCATATTCTGCGTACTGGTCGATTGATGCCTTTGTCAGAGCAGCCACGCCGGTGGCCGCAGCGGTCAGGGCAGCAGCACCCACCTTGGCCGCCGTGGCAAGGCCGCTTTTCAGTTTGGATGCAAAGTCGGATGCCTTACTGGAGGCATCGTCCAGACTCTTTTCGTAGCCACTGGTGTCCATCGTGATTTTTGCATACAGGTCAAGCAGATTCAACCGCGTCACCTCCGATCTGGCCCAGCTTGGCCTTCATCTGTGCTATGATCTCCTCCCCCGTCCGGGTCTCCTCAGGGGGCGGGTCAATGATTTCGATGTACCGGGCCTTGATGTAACCGCCCCCGGCGTACTTGGCGGTGTTCTCCGCCACCGCTTTCAGCGCATCGGTCACATACACCCGGTATGCCGTGTCCTTCTGCTCATACAGCCATCGGGAGGCGGAATACCGGGCAAATGCCTTTACGCTGAGGGGGCCTCGGTACTCTCCTGCGCAGAGCCAGAGGAGTTCTCGCCCTGCGCGGAGATAAAAAGCTCGGCGAACGCCTCATCTGTCAGCAAGTCGGTGGCATCCTTAAACAGCTTGACCAGGTTAAGAACTCCCTGGTACTGCTCCGGGGACACGCCCTCGATGGCGGCCAGGATGTCAATGATGTCGCCCTTGTGCTTTTTCAGCAGCACGGGCAACGACTTCCGCGCACGGGCCAGCAAAAACTTTTTCGGCTCCATGCCTTCCGGCAGCTTCTCCCGCCGGAACATGGACATGGCCTCGTCATCCTCCGCAATATTGCAGATTGGGTCGATGACCTCTGCAATGACCTCCAGGGTTCGGTCGCCCTTGATGTCAGACAGTCTCATGGCCTGCCTCCTCAACCCGCACCGGGAAGCGGGGTGGTGAAGCTATAAAACTCCATAGGCATGACATTCTGGGCCTCAATGGACACATGGCCAGTCAACTCCACGGAAACCTGCCCCTTACCGTTCTTGGTGGTCTTGAGCGCGAAACCTCCAGTGGAAAGGGCATTTTTCAAACAGGCTGCCACGGCACCGCCGTCAGCCCGGTCACCCGCCCACCAGATATCCTTAAAATCCTCCTGCTTCAGGTCACGGTTTGGGGTGACCTTGCTGGTTGCCACTGTGGCAGCGCCCAGGGCAAGTTTGATGCTCTCAGGAGAGGTGCCCAGAGCGGTGAAGGACATCTTGCAGTCCCAGCCGTCCAGGTGCTTCAACTCCTTGGTGTTGGTGGGGCAGTTGTCCACATCCTCGCCCATGTCGGAGTAGGTGGGCACGCAGCTGATGTTGATGCCGCCGGTAGTGGCACAGATGATGTCCTCATCCGCTGGGGCGGCCACCTTGGCCGGGTCAAACTTATTCAGCAGAACACCGGCGTCAAGCTGTAACTCGGAAAAGGTGTCCTGCGGGATTTTCGTAAAGATTCCCATGGTATCGCTCCTTTCAGTTCAAAGTCAGGTATTCGGCGGTCAGGTTGATGTACCGCCGCTTGATGTTGTTGTCTTCTTCGTATTTCAGGCTCTGGCAGAAGGGAGACCCACGCTTGAGCCAGATGTACCCGCCGTCGCAGGGGATGGTCACGCCGCCGTATCCGATGCGCCTAGAAAGTTCCTGGGCCTTTTCATCCGGCACCGCCTCGCTGGTGGTATGGAACCACAGATTGACGGTCATGCTCACCTCGCCGCCGCCCCAGGCATCCTCGATGTACTCATAGGTGCCGTAGGGGAACTCCACATCGTCCGGGACAGAGGAGGCCCGGTAAAACGGCATGAACTCGTTGAGCCAGGCGTACAGGGCCTTGTTTTTGGTCATGTCGGCAGCTCCTTCCGCTCCGCTGTGAAGAATTTCAGGGCGAAGCTGGCGGACTTGGGGGCCACTTTTTCCTCCGGGTCAGAGGTCACCCGGTAGATCTGGCCGGTTGTCTTGTCCCGAAAATAGTCGTTGTAGTCGATGGGGAAGTCGGACCGCACCAGCGCGGAATACACGCTGGTCACGCCCTCCTTCTCCGCCCTCCGGGCCTCCATGGAGGTGTCCAGGGCCTGATAATTGACAAACTCCGCGCCCTCGGCCCACTCCACAAAGTAGCCTCCGGCCCCGTCCGGTCTCCGGGTCTTTTCCAGCACCACGCAGGTCCGGGCAAAATCATCTAACAGGCTCACGCTCTCACCTCCAGCACGGTTTCCGGGGCGTGGGCGGCGTCCCCTTGGGGGTTGGGGCCACCATGGAGGTGTCCCGCAGCTTGCGATAGGGGGCCAGCTGGGCGGCAAAGGCGTCCTGCCAGCCAACAGCCGCGCCCTTGGCGTTGGTGGCCCGGGTGTAGCTGTACCCACTGAAGCTCTCGCTGGTGTACGCCCCCAGCTGGTTCTTCGCGGCCCACGCCTTGATCTCCTCCGCCAGGGTAACCACAGACTTGGGGACCGCCAGCGCCCAAACAGCGCCGGTAAAGGTCTCGTCCGTCAGGCCCGCCGCCGGGCTCTGGTGCAGTCCGTCGTTGAACACGCTGCCCACAATGCGGAAATACTGGCCGTCCGCCAGATCCGGCAGCGCCAGCGTCCCGCTGGTCACTGTGAAGGTCCCGGCGTACACCTCCCGGCAGAACCAGTTATTCAGATGTGTCAGTACGGCTTCGAGCACGGCTCTTCACCACCTTTGCAGGTTCGGCCTGTACGGCTGCGCTGCTGACACCCGGCCCCCCACTGGCCCGGGTGTCCGGACCAGCAGGAGCAGCGGGCGCAGGCTCACTCAACAGCGCGTTTAAGGGCCCGGCTCAGTGATGGTGGTCTTGACCACGCCGTCCAGGCGCTCGGCAAACAGGGTCATGCCGTTCACCACGGTGTCGCTGGCGGTCATGTTGGTGTAGTCGGGCTCCTCATGGATGCCGATGTAGCCGGTCTCGTCGCTGGTGAAGGAGAACGCCTCGTTCAGGTCGGCGCCGTTGACGGGCACATAGTAGAGAACCAGGTTGTCCTGTGCGGTGGAGTAAATGGTGCCCTTGGGAACACTGGAGTTCATGAACACCTTGCCCATGCCCAGGAAGTCCTCGATGTAGGTCATGCCGAAGGCGGTCTGGGTGGTGATGGTGGCGGTAGCCAGGTAGTCGGCGATGTCCAGGGGGTTGATGAAGTGGACGGCCTGAATGTCGTCGTCCTCAAAGAGGGTCTGGAGCTTGCCCCAGGTCTGGGCCAGAGCCGCCTGGAGGCCCGCGCCGGTGGCCGTGCCGGTACCGGTGCCCAGGAAAGTGAAGAAGTCCTTCCGGATGCTCTTCTGCACGTCCTTCAGCATCCGCTCCGTGGTCATGCCCACAGCCTGGTCATAGCCGCGCTCGATGATCGCCTCGGCAGAGGTTGCCTTGCGCCACTTTTTCAGGGTGATCTCACCGTAGGACACAGCCTCGGTGGTGTACTTGCTCAGGGGGATGGTATCACCCTCGGCGACAGCGCCATCCTCCAGGGTTCCGGTTGCCTTATAGGTCTTCAGCACGGTGCCCGCCTGCTTGGCCACCTTCCGGGTCACGCCCAGGGCCTCGGTCAGCTTGCGCAGGCTTTCGGTAAACATCAGGGTGAAGTCGATCTCCCGCACGCGGGCGAGGTCGGTCTTCTTGATCAGCTTGGGGTCTGCTGCCATAATTCACTCATCCTTTCTCAAACAGTTCCATGTTGTCTCGGATGGCGGCACGGCGCTCCACAGGATCAGCAATCTTCACGATCTCCTCCCGGGTCAGCTTGCCGCCATTGTTCTTGGGGGGCGTCTGGGTTTTCAGCCCCTCCGTGGTCATAGTGGAGACCAGCTTCGCAAAGGCCCCGCCCACCAGAGCGTCCAGCGCGGCGGCATCCTTGATCTTGTCGCCGTCCAGTTCCAGCTTATCGATGGCCTCTCCGCTGCCCATCATGGCAATGGTGAGGTTGTCCCCGGTGATGCCCTTGCCCTCGTAGTAGGCCTTGACAGCCGCTTCCTTGGCCGCCCGGGTCTCCTTGCTCTTGTTCTCGGCCACCAGGTCGGTGTATTTCTTTTCCCAGCCCTTGGCCTTTTCCTCCCAGCCGTCGTCCCCGGCGGCTTTCAGGTCGTCCAATTCCTTCTGGACGGCGGGCAGCTTGTCAGCGTCGGCCTTGTAAGCCTTTACCTGTTCTTTCAAGCCGTCCACAGTGTCGGTGTGTGCTTCAATGATGGTGTCCACCTGCTCGTCGGTGAGCCCCATGCCCTTCAAAAGTTTTCTGGTCAGTGCCATATTCAGTCTCCTTTTCTTCGGCCCCGGTACTTTGGGGGCGACTGTGATATAAAAACCGCTGTGCTTCGCGGCGTTTACCAAAAAGAAAAAAGAGCCAACCACCGAGTATTCCTCGGTAGCTGGCTCCTATTGCCCTTTTCTGCGCCCAATTACGCAGAAGTCGTATATTTGATTGTCTTTTTGACCTCCATGACAACGTACCCGTCGCCCTTCCGGCGGATCTCAGCGTCGTTGCCCCGCTTGATGATAGCCTCGATGGCCTGAATGGTCTTAGCGTCCATGCAATTCGTCCTCAATAATCGCTCTGTACTGGTTAGCGTGGTCGGCAACCGCAGGTTTCAGGTAGGGCTGCGCCTTGTTACCCGCCGTCCAGTGCCAGTTTCCGTTGGCGTCCTGGTACTTCCATGGGGTGGGCCGCCCGCCGGGGTAATATTGGCCGGTGCCCAGTTCCACATAAGCGGCGTACTCGCTGTCCGTTCCGATGTACACCGCAGGTTCTGCTGGGTCTACTTTATGGGTGATGCTATTTCGGAGGTTTCCGGTATCCACCGGGGCCAGCCGCTTGGCATACCCCTCCGCCACCAGCCCGCACTTTTCCAGCGCCCGCTCTGCGGCCTCCTGAAGCGCAGCAAGAACCTCGTCAGAGTGGTCGTGAAGATCAATGTTCATTTGATTTTCTCGATAGATTCGATCTCAGACGGGTAGAAAGATCGTGTTTCACCACTGTTCAATTCAATCGTAATACTGTCCTCATCGTCGTTTGATTCATCAGCATCCCAGACCATGAGTGTATAGCCGACATACAGGCCCCCATCTTTGGTCTTGATCCGGACTTTGGGGAAAGAGCTTGCGTACTCCCATATATTCACCATTCTACATCACTCCTTTTCTGGCCGTGTCGGGACAATGTGCACCCCTCTTTTTGAATAAAAGATGCCGAATCTCTTTGTTTCACGGTATGTATTGGAAATGTAATATTTCCCAATTATCCTGTCAGCGTTGCAATATTCAACAATTTTAGCAGTCCCATCACTTCTGATTTCAATCTCAACTACGCCTGTACAGGAATAGAGATTTACAAGGTCTTGTGCTTCCTTCTCAGTGATGGTCAATATACTCTGCGGCGTTTTCCCCTTCGCAAGGCGATCTGCCCTATATTGATTAAATTGCGGCGTTCCCTCTACATGCTTTGCGTGCTGCTGTGGTCTTATTTTTGTGGATATTTCCTTGCTTTCAATCTTTGACTTTAGTATAGCTCGATTTTCCTTGTTTTTCAAGGAATTGCGCCACTTTAACAGCGGTTTATTGTGAATTGTTGGGATCGGTTTTGCGCTATAGCCGCGCTTAGATACTTCCCATTGTGCGTAAGTTATGTTTGATAGCAGCCCGTCCCGATCTCTTCGCAGCGCGTCCGAGGGATCCACTCCATCCACCGCCGCAATCAGGGTGCACCGGCAGTTATAGACCAGATAACCAGACGCCGTCGGGTCCCCTGGGTATCGTATCTCCTCCCCATTCACCTTGAACGGCTTGTCCACATCGGTCTGCTGGCCGTCCAGCACGGCATGAGCGTGGCGGGTACGGTTGTCCAGGGTGGCCAGCCACTCCTTTTTCATGCGGATACCCATTTTTTCGGCGGCGTGGTAGCTATCCATACGCCCCGCGTTCTGCGCCCCGGTCACAGCTGTTCTGGCTGTCCGTATGGCACTGGAACGGTTCATCTCCAGGATGCGGGTTTGCAGGTCATCCGCCATTCCCTTTACGCTCCGCCCTTGGAGAATGGAGCTGGTGACGCTGGCCGTGATCTGCTTTTTCCCCCAGGCAAGGTCGATTCCCCGGCGCAGCGCCCGCTTGGGCGGGTAATAGGGCATCAGGTCCGGTTGCTCCACAATCAATCGTTTTACCGTCTGCTCGTCCCACAAGTCAAAGCCCACGTCCCCAGCCACCTGCTCAACGGTGTACGCCGCATAGTTGCGGTTCAATGAGTAGATACTTGGTGTAGCATCATTGACATAGGCGGTAGCCGTCTCGTTGGCGTTTGTATACCGCTCCGCCACCTTGTCCCGCAGAACCTTGAACCGCTCTCCTCTCCCGATCTGGGCCAATCTCCAGTTGTTGTAGTCCTGCTTCGTCCACTCCCGCCCATTCTGTATGGTTCCGATGAGCTTTTTCATCTTCTCATCCCGCTGGCGGAAGCTTTCAAAGTAGGCCCTAACCGTCTCATCCAGACTGTTCCGGGCTTCTTGGTAAATAGTAGAGATCCGACGCTCTAACTCGCCCAATTCCTTATCGGTCATCCGGTGGGCGTAATCAGGCTTCCTCTCCATCCTCCGTCACCTCCGGCTCCCGCAAGAGCGTGCGGTCGATCTCCTCTGCCGCCCGGCGTTTCAGCAGCTCCTCCGCTTCCTCCGGGGTCATCCACGGGAGGTGCTTAATGACCGCCTCATCATCCAGGTAGTTTGCGGCAGAAAGGACCATCTGAGTTTCCTCCAGTTGGTTGGCAATCCTGTTCCACTGGAAAGACGGCTCGTCCTCGATGCCGACCAGATTCAGCAAATTCCCGATAAAGTCCCGAATATGGTACTCGAAGTCTCCGCACTTGTCGTCTTGGCTCTGATAGCCGATCCGAATTGCTGTGGCTGTCAGGTTGCCGGAAAGCACTTTTTCCATGTCCACCAGCTGGAAGTCCTCATAGAGGTCATTTCGCAAGCGAGCCAGCAACGCTTCCCGGGCCTCATAGGGGATGTTCAGCGTGTGGGCCTCCACACCGCCGCCGTCGTCCGAATCCACCGCAGACGCCCGCAGCGTCCGAAGCCGGTCCATGAACTGGGCAATCTCCGTGTCATCCATGCCTCCGGCATTTTTGAGCGTCCAGTAGACCGAGGAATTGTCCTCGATGACGTTGGCAAGGCCGGATTTGATGAAATCGTAGCAGTCGATGCTCTCCCGGATGCCCACAAACTCAGACTGGTGCAGGTCGTTTGCGTACATGGGGATGATGGGGAGGGAGTCGTAGTTCCCGGCGCCCTCGATGGTCTCGTTCCCAAGCCCGTCCCGGCGCACATCCCGAAGATAGGGCCGCTTCTCCTGAAGGACCTGCAGATCCTCGCCCTTGCGCTGGATGTACTCTGTCACGCCGTCCGGCTCATACAGGGTGTACCGTTTGGTCTGCCCCTCCGCGGTCCCCCAATATCGCACACCGGCAGCCAGAGCGCCGCTGTCGCCGTCGTAGAGCGGTGCAAAGCCCGCCTCGTTGCAGGTGTCCGCAAAGCCAAACACCTCCAGATGGTCCCGGTTCCAAAATCCGTATGCCGCGCCGTCCACCATGGACTTTTTGGCCAGTTTCTGGATCTGGTTGTCAAAGGTGCTCCCCAGCTTCTTCTTCGTCTCCGGGCGCTCAAAGGTCACGCCGTTGGATAAAACGTACTGGGTCTGCTGGATGACAAACCGCCGGAAGAAGAGGGTTTTCAGCTTGAAATTGCTGCTGAACAGATCGGGATACGCCTGCCCCGCTGCCGTGTAGAGCATCTTGTGAAAGCACTCGATGGTGGTGTTCCGCTTGGCGTAGTATTCCTCCGCAGCGGCGGCAATCCGGTAATCTTCGCTGCCCAAGTGATCCCGGACGGCGGACCGCACAAATTCCATCCGCTCCTGCTCATTGTCGCCCAGTGCGGTCAGGTCCTGATAGGTTTTCAATCTCTCACCCCCGCTGATACAATGGTACATACTCCGGCTTCCCGGCCTTGTGCCTTAAAATCGTCTGACAAAAATATCTGATGTCATCCATGGCGTGGTCGTTTTCCTTCACAGGCCTATCTTCCGCCGCCTTATCGTCCCAGCGGTACAGGCCAAACTCCCGAATTGCATCCTTGCAGGAGCGGTGAATTTTCACCGTCCCGTCCCGCAGCATCCGTGCTGTAGTCATGATACCAGGGACCACCTCGTTGTGTGCCTTGCGCACCTTAAACCGCCCGTGCCGCCGGATTGTCTCAATAAACGATGCCGCCGACGGATCTACCACCACCGCCCGGACGGACAAATCACCGGCCAGGGCTTCCAGCTCGGTGTAATACTCTTCGTCGGTCTTGTTGCGCTGGCTCTCCCGCCCAGAGTAGTAATACTCTCGGATCCTGGTGGCAGTCTTACCGTCCCAACACCACAGGCCCGCAGAAAATGGGTTCAGTGTGCCGTAGTCGCAGGAGATATAATACTCGCCCTTGTCCGGCACCTCGTCCACGATCTGCTCCTCACCAAAGAAGTCATAGACCAGGCCCTCAGCCAGCACCCACATACCACGGATATACCGGTCATAGAACACGCCAGTGAACATGGATTGATAGCGCTCGATGGTCTTGGCACTCAGGCCGGGGTTGTCCGTCATCTCAAAGTGCAGGTACAAGGCATTGCGCTCCCTGTGCCGCCTGATCCACTCCGTATAGAACCAGTGCTGCGGGCTTTCCGGGTTGCATGAGAACCACAGTTTAGCCCCGTCTACAGAGCAACGGGTCAATGCCTGCTCCACAAATGAGCGCGGCATCAGCGCCACCTCGTCCAGCAATACACCGGCCAGCGTACGGCCCTGGATCAGTGCGAAACTGCTTTCGTCCTTGCCGCCGAACACCTCGAAGTAGTTGGTCACAGCGCCCCGGCGAACCTCCAGCACCTTGTCCGCCCGCCGCCAGCGCATGGTGTAGCGTTCTTTGGCAAGGGACATGGAGATAAACGGAACCACGATATTTTTCGATGCCGAGTCAACGGTCTTACCGCAGATGCCGAACCGCTGGCCGCTGAACTGTCGCATAGCCCAGTCCACAAACGCCCACATCATGATGGAGGTCTTGCCAGAGCGCACAGCGCCGTCGCAGATGAGGGCGTCGTACTTGAAATAGGGGAAAGCGAGGATTTTTTTCTGTTTAGTCGATATAGCCATAATGTTTCTTCTTTTCGGTTATATTCCCAAAGACTTCTTGCAAGTCAAACGCATATATGCCGTTTTACTAAATCCCGTCTGGATGAACGCCACATCATTAAAAGCATTTCGTTAACTGACTTGGATCTATCCTTGCGGCGCGCTTTTTTCACAATCTGTAGGCCATATATTCCGGGCACAATCGCTCCAATATTGTACGGAATCTGCTCTTTTACAGCCTGAAAAACACCATCAGGCATGACATAATAGTTCAGATCGCCGATGAAGTTGTGCCCATTCTTTGAGTGAAAATCCTCAACTGATGACTTCACTTCATAGCAATAGAAATCTCCTTTTTCAATTCCGGAAATCGTATTGTTAACCGGTTTGAACCTCATATAGTCAACTCGAATTGGAGCGGCTGTCGCATAGTCAAAAGTAACTTCTTTCGCCCAGTAGATACGCGGGTCATTGTGTGGGTCGATGTACTTTTCAAGTTCTTTCGATAAATATTCTGTGATTTCCGGCCTACTCATCGCTTTCCAACTCCTCCGCTAATTCTCTCAGGCTCTGGCTGAGCCCGTCCTCTTTCGTGGCCTCTCCCGGCCCGCCGTTGATTGCCGTCCACTTATCGATCAGAGTGCCGATGGCCGTGGTGATCTGCGCCGGGGTGGCCTCCGCCAGCTTCTCCGGCGTGTTCAGGGCTTCCAGGCCCTTGCCGATGATCTCACACACCACACCGCGCTGCTTTTCCATGTACGCCATAATGTCAGCGGTGTTTTCATCCTTTTTTTGTGATACTTTCTGCTCAATGTCGTCACATTCCTGGATAACTCGCTTTACTGTCCCCGCAGACACTTTGTTTTTTCTTCCAGTGGCCCGATAACTGCCCAGGTCCAGATAATCAGCCACTATTTTTTTGCGCTGCTTATCCGTCAGCCGTGCAGCCATGTCACCACCCCATCATTTTATCCCCAGATCCCACCCTCCCGTCTTTTCAGCGAGACGGGCTCACCCATGATTCATTTGGTGCCGCATGGAGGGCGCGACCCTCCGGCCCGTATCTTGGGCTGGTTCTACCTGCGGCATATCTGCCGCCCCTTGTGCAGATCGGGGCGGCCATTGGTTAGGAGGGCCCGTTTTTTGCCACGGAGCCGGGCAAAAGAAAGAAGGGAGTGGGTATCTCTACCCACCCCCCATTTTCTCAGATATTTTGAGGCCTGTCCCCTATATATAGGGTTTTCAAAAATTTTTTTGATTTTTTCCGGGGAGAAATCGAGCAAATGTTTCCTCTGTCTCAAACTGTGCCCCACACTTTGTACATCTCCGCCTACGGATGATTTTTCCGTTTGGCGTTTCCCTCGTGTCATATACGGAACTATCTTCTCCGCAGATTGGGCACATCCTGGCTGCTTGTTCTGTGTCCAACATCTTTTCCCCCTCCATTCTTCTTGCGGCGGACCTTCTCTTCCTGTCTGGACCGACACTTTCCACCATCGCGTACTCTCGGCTTTCCACAGATCAGAAGATAGTGACACACTTTTTCGGTTCCCTCTCCGCAGGCCCCCAGGGATTTGTAATAGATGCATCCCGCACACTGATTACCCATACCGCTCGCTCCTGTCCACATAGTACGGCCAGACTACCTGCTTCAGCCGATCTTCAAATTTTGCGATGGTGTACTCCATATCCTTGGTGTCTGCGTCCATCATGTCCGCCGTCTCGTTCACCGCAGCGTTCAGTGCGTCCACAAATTTTTTGCACCGCTCCGGCCCGAACCCAAAGGCGTCGTTTAGGGCGATGGCTGCGAAATCCACCATCTCCTGCCTGGTCACATGGCGCGTCACCTCCAGTTCGATCTGGTGCTTCCGGTGCAGCTTGTCCAGCATCCCGCTCATGTCACGCCCCCCCTGGTCCGCCTGTCCCACCGCCCCAGCTTCTCAGCCTGGATCCGCGCCACCTGGCCCCGGTCCACAAAGCTGATGGCCTCCAGGGCCTCCACGCAGTTGAGCACGTCGGCCACCTCCTCATTGATAAGGACCCGCGCCTCGCTTTGCGTCAGCGGTGTGGTTCCCACCAGCACCCTGCGCATCTTGAGTACCGCCTGGGCCAGCTCAGAGCACTCCTCCGCGCACTGACACAGGATCTCCTCCGGTCCAAGCTGCTCCGCGATCCTGCGGAGCGTGTCATTGTCACTCATACAATCAGTCCTCCATGTTGATCGGCGTCCCCACCGTCCCCACGCTCTCGCCGCTCCCTGTTGCCCGGAAGAACTCCCCGGGCATGGGGAACATCCATCGGAACATCAGATAGTTGGCCGCGTCCACCAGGTGCTCGGTGTTGTGGTCCCGGTGGAAAGCGTCCAGGCACAGTTGGGCCGTCTCCAGGGCATCCACCCGCCCCTCGCCGAAATTTTTCCGGGCCGGGCCGTATTTGTGATGCGACACCTCCACACGGTTCCTGCGCAGCCGGTCAAACTCCTCGCTATAATCGTTGTTGGCGCTCATTGGAAAACTCCTCTCTCAGCGCCTCCGCGCTGTCAAAATATTGTGTACTGTACATCCCAGGCCGCCACCGCTCCAGCCGGATCAGGTAGGGCACGGACCAGGCCCGGGAGGCGGGGCAGGTGCTCACCCGCACCCGCAGCGCCCCCAGCGTCCGCTCGATCTCCATCTCACCGCAGCGGCGGTGGGCCCGGGCGATGGTCTCCAGATCCTTGTCCGTCAGAAGATTATCCATCGGCGTCCATTTGCGCCCCGCAGCCATGGCACCGCGGGTGCGTATCGGGGACGTCGTCCCCGCGCACCTCCTCACCGCACTCAGAGCACTCCCACAAATCATACACAGGCGCGCTCATACTCCAGGCCAATCCACTTCCCATGCCGCACCGGGGCCACATATCCGCCCAGCCGGTTTAAGGCTCTCTCACAGGTAGGACACAAATCTTGCGGTGTGGCCGTCCCAAACCACTCCCCACACGCTTTACACTCAGCCATCCTGCTCCTCCTTCCACTGAAGGAATTCATCTCGGTTCTTGCGGTGCTCATAAATCAGGCTCTCTGCGCGGAGAATGCCCCTCCACCGGTTGCTGGCTGTGATCCATACCCGAGCAATCAGCCAGACTAGTAGGCCGACGATTGCACCCATCAGCGCCAGCCCGCCAACCAGGATGATGACGGCACCAATGTTCATCGTCACATGATCTACAAGTTTATCCATCCTGCTCCTCCCCTCCGGCTCGGCGATTCCATGCTTTCGTAATGGTTTCTTCTGCCCACGCTTTCTTTAGCGCCCAGAACTTCATACTGGCTCCACACTTGCATTTGATCTCTGCGCACCATCCATCGTCACCAGATGGAACGCCGTTTTTCCGTGTTCGGACAATGCCTATTTGGGGATTGCCGCAAAACGGACACGGTTTCAGTTCATCCATTGCCGCTACCGTCCTTTTTCGCAGGCTTGCAAAGCATCCTATCCAACAAAGACACTTTACCTACACCACCAGTTGCGCACTTTTTTGATTGGCAAATTTTGTTCTCTTTCATGTAGTAAATACAATCTTTACAAGGATTTCTAATCATTCCGCACCGCCCTTCAATGCTTGAATAAGCAATGCTTGAATTTCCTCGCTTCTTTTAGCATTGTCACACATACATGAGTCAAGATAGTTTTTATTGTGGTAAGCGAGAGTTTCGATTGCAAGGGCAATCCAGATATATTCATCTGGTGTTTTGCACACACATTCTGGAAAGTTCTTCATTCCACACTATCCTTTCGCTCCCCATATGAACAGAAATCATCATCATTTGTTTCCTCAAACGATTTCATGCACTTCCCCTTCGGGCCATCATCTTTTCCGTAGCTATCCGGGTCTGCGTCCCACCTCTTGCACTCCCCGCATCGGACCACCGGAACTGCGTCAACGGTAGGGGCAGTGTCAACTGCATTATGAATTAACCTATTTGCCGTTCCACCTGTCACATACCAGTTTTCATCATCAATGGAGTACGGTTTTACTCGACTTAAAACAAAATCCGCATCAATCAGCCGCATATCAGTCACCCTCCTCCGCTGGCTGCTGGAGCCATTCTTTCAAGAATTTCCTGAATAAATGTGGGCCAAAATCTTCTACTTTTCCCGTTGCTACATCCTCAAGCTGAAAATTCCACAGAAAAACCGCCAGCTCCTCGTCACTCATGCCCCGGATGCAGTCAGCATTGGTCATCGGGACAGCACTGCCGCAAACGTCCGGCTTGCACTTGCACATATATTGCGGGGAGCCGCTGTTGCAGCAGTCATCGTCATGCTCGAATTTACACTTCATTCCTCTGCCTCCTTCAGTGCCGCTTCAGCTTCTTCGCGTGATAAAAACCAAGTCTTTCCGAAGTCTCGATCCAGACAGTCATCAAGTCCTTGATGGTGCAGTGCATAGTGGCCGTTTCCCCACACGGATGTACTGCCAACATGGCGGGGGCTTATGCCGACTCCTCTGGCGTGTTTCTTGCTCCTGAGCTGGTATACCGTTACCTCTGAAGGTTTGCACGGCAGCACCACGCACCGCCCCTTACGGTCGGCCTCCGCCAGCTCCCGGAGGCGGTCCAGATTGTAGTCGCCGCCCAGGATGTCTTCGATCATCTCCAGCCTGCCCCGCATTTCTGCGGCCTGCACGGCGGCGGCATGGAGCAGACCGACAACTCCCTCAACCGTGTCCACTCCGTCAAACATGGCATCATACATTTCGTCTCCGAGGGATTCCGCGTCCTCCGCCGCAATAGTGAGATTGTGGGTGTTGGCAATCCTGCGGATCAGCTCCACCAGTGTTGTATCTGCATAATCAGGTTCCGGGCCGCCGCCACGGACCATGACCTCATTGTCCTCTGCGTAAAACATGTTGAGTAATGCCAAGATATGGTTTGTATCGTTTGTCGTCAGTCTCTTCATACTTGTCCCTCCTCCCCGCCTAAAAAATTCTATAATTTACTCCTCCATCATCCAGCATGGGCCACAAAAACCGATCTCCGGGCCGTATCAGGCCCTCGTCCTCCAGCGCAAAGCGCTCGTCGTAATCGTGAACCGTGTGGCCGTCTGGCTTAAAGTTTACCGGGCTGTCCTTGTCCCACTTGAGCATCAAAGACCAAAGGTCTGGGTAATTCTTTCGCAACAACCGCAACTGTCCGACGCCTTGATTGTGGCAAAACCAGCAGCCTCCCCTCGCAGAGGTCTCGTATATTGGACTTAATAGCCCGCTATACTTGCACCACAGTCCGCATAAATCTTCCTCCCATCCAAGCTCCACGAGGGGTAGTTTTATGTTTGGCCGATTGATGTGTCGCGCGATGCGCTTCGGTTCATCTGCCGCTATGCCAAGATACTGAACACACCCGTTTGTAGCCGCTGCCATTTGAGAGAGCGCATTTAGTTTCAGCTTGGCACACCAGTTTCCCTTTTGCATAGGGAAGCCCTTAATTGCACCTGCGAATTTCCCGGAGGTCATTTTTCGGTAGAAGCACTCCTCGTAGCTCACGCGTTCGCCGGCGATTCCTTCGGCGCATCTGGTGGTATAGTGCTCCACACGGATGCCGTACTCCCGCCAAATCATCTCGTCTGCGCAAACCTTAAACTCAACCATAGCGGGAGGGTCCGCCGGGATAGTCGGTGTCGCCCACAGATCAGCAGTGACAATCCGATCCAGCGGCCATCCCAAGTGCTTGATTGCGCCCAGGCAGGCCATGCTGTCTTTTCCGTAGGAAAGGGAAAGGACGTACTGGGTATTCTGTTTCTCTATCATTCTCCAATCCTCATCTGTTCCGCCCCGGTCTCCCGGATCTCCACCACCCGCATGTCTCCGTACCGCTCCAGGCACATGGCCAGGTGCTCCTTCACGCCGATGGCCTGACCGGGCGGGGCGTCTACCTGGATCACGATGGTCATCATTACACCGTCACCGCCTTTTCCAGCTCCTCCATGGTCGTGATCGTCCGGTTGCACCACTCCGGCAGGTTCGCCCGTACAAGGGCCGTCGCCATGGGAGGGCATACCGCGTTCCCGCACCGTGCCACCTGCTTTGTTTTCCCGTACTCGTTGCCCAGGTAATCCCGGTCGATGATGTAATCCGGCGGAAAACCCATGGCGTTATAGAGTTCCCGCGGCGTCAGCATCCGCAGAAGAATGTCCGCAATAAAGTAAAGCCCTCTGCCAATCTCCAGCAGCAGGATTTCATCGTCTGCCATCTCATACCCACAATGGCGGTTGAGCAGATCGCGGACTTCCGGCCAGTGCATCAGGTCTTGGCCTTCTACCTCAATCAGCTCTGCCCGGCAGTCTGCAAATTCCCCGGCAGACGCCGTGATCGTGCGCAGTGGCCGACCTGCATCCTGCCCAATGTCTTGCCCTTTGAACTCGACAATATGGGCCGCCGCTACCGCATTGTGGTCAACCGCCGTCACCGTCGGCAGCGGCTCTTGTGCTTCCGCCCCTATCACGCCTCCGTAATACTTGCAGATGTGGGCGCAGACTATCGCCTCCCGGTCGTGGCTCGTTACCGTGTGCATCGGCTTTCTCACATCAATCGGCTGCCCATTCCCGAAATATTCTACAAGCTGCGCCGTGGTCAGCCCGTACCGGTTGGAGGCATCCACTGTCGGCAGCGGCATCCTCAGTCCGTTTGCCCGGACCCGTTCTGTCTGCTCCGTGTGGTACTGAATCAGGTTGGCGGAGGCCATAATCTGCCCGCCCGCCGTGCGGATCGTGCGCACCGGCTCGCTCACGTCGGCTCCCACACTCCCTCCGGTGTTGCTAAATGTGAACGGAGCAAGCAGGGGATCACATAGCCCGCCGGTGTACTTCCGTGTGATAGTGTTGAGTGGTTCACCGTCCGCCCTCGCATGACCGTCCCCTCCGTGATTGCACTCCACGACGAAAGGCCGCCCGCTTCGGATGGTGAACTTGTCCACGCCCCGGATAACCCTCCGCATGGTGTTATCCGCCAGTGGCCGGACGGCGTTCACACCATATTTTTCTTTCAGCTCCCGCTTGCTGGCAAATACAGAGTAGCAAGGTGCGCTCCAGTTGATGATCTCCGCGGCGCTTTTCCATGGCAGCAGCCGCCCATCTCGCACCTCCTCGCTGTCTCTCGGCCCATGCGTCTGTTCCGGCCACACGATAGGCCGCCCGTCGCAGCGAGCAACCAGCACAAAGCGTTTTCTTGTGGCCGGCGCTCCCAGGTCTGCCGCAACGATCTCCCGGTGTTCAACCTGATACCCCAGCTTCAGAAGCTGCCGCTTCCATTTTTGAAAGGTCTGCCCAGCTTTTTTCTTCACCGGTTTTCCTTTTCGTACAGGTCCCCAGGTAACAAACTCCTCCACATTTTCCAGGATAATCACCCGTGGGCGGACAGTCCCAGCCCAGCGCAGGACAATCCACGCAAGCCCCCTGATGTTCCGGTCTACCAGCGCCGCGCCTTTGGCTTTGGAGAAGTGCTTACAGTCCGGCGAGAACCACGCAAGCCCCACCGGACGGCCCCGGCAAACTTCCCTCGGGTCTACATCCCACACGCTCGCTTGCAGGTGTTCCGTGTATGGGTGGTTTGTACGGTGCATCAGGATTGCGTCAGGGTCATGGTTGATTGCTATGGCGACAGGCCGCCCCGTCGCCAGTTCCATTCCCGTTGATGCACCGCCGCCGCCAGCGAAATTATCTACAATGATTTCATCCAATAAGCCGATCTGTTCTTTACTCATTTCTGATTCAGCTCCCCCAATCTCCTCGCCCGCCGCTTATACTCCTGCAATGTCCTCTCTGACTGGATCCCAGTCCGCCGCATGATCTCCCTATCAGTCATCCCAGCCCGCAGACAGTCCGACACCGCCCGGACATCATATTTTGGTTTCTGGCCCCGGCCGGCGGAGTAGTCCTTCCCGTCGCTCACATACAGCGGGCAGGCGACCACATGGTAAGAGGCCCCGCAGCCCCGCTTCCAAGTCGGTTCTGCCGTCCACCCGGGAACGGGCTGGAATTTGATCCGCTTGGTATCTGGATCCCGCTCCGACCATGGGCAGTCCCCATAGCACCTGCCGCAGCTCAGGCACAGCGTGTCAGCCATGGGCAGCCTCCCACACGCCGGCCTCCCGGAGCAGCACATTCCACTTCCCGGGGCTCATCCCTCGGGCCGCGGCCTCCCGCAGCCCAAACAATCCTATCGCCTCCAGCTCCCGGTGCCACTCCTCCTGCCACGCTCTCAGTCTGGCCATACTCTCCGCCTCCAGCGGGCCGGGCTGGGCGTACCGCAGCTTCTCTCCCTGAGCCAGTGGCGGCAGGCGGGCCAGGATCTCTGACAGGTCCGGCCAAAAGCGGCAGGTCTGGGCGTGTTCCCGGGCTGCCTGAAACAGCTGATCCCGGCTATACCCCTCCGCCGCGGCGATCCATTCCTGAGCCCTGGTCCGCGTCAGTTTTGGGACCTTATCTGGCGGACAGTTTGGGTGCAGCACACGGAGATAGCCGAACAACGCCTGAATATCTTCGATCTGCACAACAAAAACTCCTTTTATTTCTCTTTTTTGCGCGCCTGTCAACGCTCCCTGTTCTTCTTTTAGAGTTTTTCCGTGGAACGTGCGCGCCGATAGAAGTAGAGAGTATAGTTTTTTGAGTTTTATCTTCAGAACTACCTCTCCTATCCCTATACCTCTCCTATCCTATCCTATGTGTCATTCGCAGGCCGCAAATGGGCATTTGCATGACGCAGATGGACGTTACCCACCGTTTTTGGGTATGAAAACCAAACCGACGCTCTCGTCGGCTCCCAAGAGCCAATAATCGGCTATGACAGACCTTACCCGGCGTTTTTTCAGCGCCGGCACAAAACTGCGCTGGATGCCCCTGCTCGTAAGTACTCCGTGCCCCTCGTACAGCATGCGGTCAAACAAGCCAATACGCAAGCACAGCCCAACGGTATCCTGTACCGCCTTTGACCCAACTCCGCCGCCGATCCGTCTTGCAACGCTGGCGGCATCATCGCAGGTCCATGGCAAAAAGTATCCATGCAGCCCGAAGGCCCTTTGGCAAAGATAGAAATAGATCGTAAACCCGGCCACACCCTGGCCGTCGATCAGCTTGTCTATCTTCGGATCTTCAAATACGTCCGTGGCCCAGCCGGAGAACTCAATGCCCTCCTTCGGCCGTCCGGCCATCTCATCACCCGCTTTCTATCAGCGGGGCCAGGACGCCCCAGCCCCGCCGATTGTTTACATCATCACGATGACCTTTCCGGCGCTAATCTCGTCGGCCAGCTTCTCCTCGAAGTACGCCACGATGGACGCCTTGGCCTGCATCTTCCACATCCCGCCGTCAGCCTCGAACAGCCCCACGTTTCCGTCCTCGTCCAGACGCAGGATAAACTCGCTCTCCGGCTGCTCCACCTCCAGGAAGGTGCGGTAGGGCCGCATGGAGATGCGGGGCTTGACCTGGACCAGAGCCTTGAGGGAAATCCCCTGCCGGGCCTCCACCTCCTGGCTCACGCCGTTGTCCCGGGTGGTGACGCCGTTCTCCTTATTGATGCGGGAGAGCAGGTCCAGCAGGTAGTCCACGCCCTCTCCGGGCATAAACTTGCTCCGCAGCTCAATGATGGCCTTTTCCTGCTCCCGGAAGCCCTCCTGGAACCCGGGCACGTCGCAGGTCGCCTCGTACAGGCTGTCCCGGCACATCTCGATGTCATAGGTGGAGAAAACAGAGACCTTCCGCGCGCCGTCCACCCGAATGAACATAGGCAGGTTGTCGAACATATCCAGCTCGTTCCGCAGCAGCTTCACGATGCTGTCCAGCCCGCTCACGCTGATCTGGCGGGGGCGGTCTACATGGGGGTCGATGCGTACCAGCTCCCGGTCGGAGTAGGTGTCGCCGTGGATGGTGTAGGTCTTGTTGTCCTTGAGGGACACGAGATACTGAGCAAATTCCTTCAACATGATGTAGTCTCCTTTCTGTTATGCCTGCTTGATATTGGTGAATTTCAGAACCTTGGGCCGGTCCTGCTCTCCGCCGTCCATCCCCAACTGTCCGGGGACCTGGGGGACCATCTCGGCCACCACCATCTCGCCGGTGCCCGGCTGATTGGTGATATAGAGGCTGGTGGTGATGGGGTCCGTGGGGACCAGCGTGCTCTTGGCTGTGGTCTGCACGGTGATGGTCTTGCGGTCCGCGCTGGGGATAAGCTCCAGCCCCACGGTGATTTTCCGCTTCCCGGTGGGCTTGGTGTTGGGGTCCAGGATGTTGTCGATGACCTTGCCCATCTCATAGTCCACCCGCTCCAGAATGGCACCCATGGACATTTCCAGGATGCTTTTCTTTTCTAATTCATTCATTTTACATCCTCCAATCGTTCACGCGGGCACACCGTAACCTGCACCCGATCCCCCACCACCTGCTGCACCAGGCGGCGGAACATCCACTCGTTGCCGCAGGCGTCGGACAGATGCATCAGGTACACCTCCCGCACCCGGGACTTGTCCAGGCCCGCCAGCCAGGCGCAGGCCCTGGACACGCTCATGTGGGCGTTGGCCACCCGACGGCGCACCTTCTCCGGCATCCGCTCCGACCGCTCCAGGGCGGCCTCGTCGTAGTTGCACTCGATAGCTACCAAATCCACACCGGGGAACTGATACCCCAGGTTGACCGTGTCTGTGGCAAAGACCAACTTGTCCCCGTCCGTCCGGCTGCGGATCAGAAAGCCCATAGGCTCCGCCGCGTCGTGAAAGGTTGGGAATGGGAGTATGTCGAAGCTGCCAAGGGTCACCGCCTCACGGTCCTCCAGCGGTTCCAACTGTTCGCACCCAAGTGCTTCCGCTGTCCCACGGCTGGCGTAGACCGGAACCCCGCTCCGGATCAGCTGCTCATAGCAGCCGGCGTGGTCCTTGTGCTCGTGGGAGATCAGACACCCGGCAATGCCGGACACGCCGAATCCAGTCAGTTTCTGGAGCTTTTTCCAGCTCACTCCGCACTCGATCAGCAGGCAGGTCGTTCCGTCCTCTACCAGATAGGCGTTCCCGTGTGAGGAACTGGCCAATGGGATCAGCTTCAAATGGGACAACCCCCTTCGTCCTTGCAAAGTCCGCTTCGCTCCGCCTGAGCCGGGAAGTCCACCGTGTCCGTTGGCGTGTGCTCCTTCTGGTACTGGGTGGACTTCTTGATCTTCTCCTGCACCCATTCCGGCAGCGCCTGGAACACCGCGTCGTCCCATCGTTCCATGTCCCAGCAGATGGGTTCTGTGTCCGTCTTTGGCGCTGGCATCCCCTTGGGAAGAGGGATCACGCTGTCCACGTTGGCATACTCCCCGGTGTCGTTGAGCACCACGTTCAGCTGACAGGCGCGGCCAACCTGGTCAAATACCTCCAGCTCTCCAAACTGCTCATCGCTGTACTGCACTCCGTTCCAGCTGCTCAGGAATCCCCTCAGGCTGCTCTTTTTACCGACGGCGAAGGAGAAGGTACGGGAGAGCTGCCGGGGCTTCACTTCTCCATCCACCTCCACTGTCTCCCCGGACAGCTCCCAAATGAACTGAACCTCGTTGCGGTAGTTCTTGAACTTCTCACTGTACTGCTCCCCCAGATCCACCACGCCCACGCAGGTGGCAATGTACACCCCCGGCTCCACAGGTGGGAGCTTGGGCTTCGCCCGGTCCTTAATTTTCATATTCACACCTCAGCTCTTTATCTCCCGCGCTGACCACCAGGCGGACGGTCTGGCCCCCCACCGGCAGCAGCCCGGTCACGCTCTCCGCGTTGTCAATGAACAGCGGCACCCGCATCCCATAGTGCTCCGACAGCGTCCGGATCACGTCCAGGCCGGCGTTCACTCTGGACCCGTTGTTCATGGACCGGTACGGGACCCCATCCACCGTGGCTTCACAGCAGTCGGCCAGGCCTCCGTTAACCTGCTCCTGGAACAGCTTCCACCGAACCAACCGGAACCGGCCATTGATCTGGTCCTCAATGTACCGTACCTTGCAGCGGCTGAACTCGTCACACAGGAACAACAGCTTGTCCAGCTCCTCCAGCTGCTGCCCACTCTCCCGAGCCTCCTGCCGCAGGGCCTCCATCCGCTCTTTGGCATAGTCCAACATAGCTCTCCGGCCCAGATCTCGGTCCAGTCTGTCCATCTGCTGCTGGAGTTCCGAAATGCGCCCCTCGATCTCGGTTCGGATCGCACCGTTCTCCCGGCTCAGACTATCCGACTGACGGCGGGCCTCCTCCAGGGTGGCGGTCAGCTCTGCCTCCTGCCGGGCAAATCCGGGAAGGTCCTCCACTTCCGCGGGCGCCGGGGCTCTGTACGCCTCCAGCTCCGCCCGGAGCCGGGCGATCTCGTTTTCCGCCCGGACCCCCGCCTCAATGGCGTCCTCCCGGCGGGCCTGCGCCATAGAGCGGTCCGCCTTAGCCCGATCTGCCTCCTCCACGGCCTCCGTCTGGACTCTCTTTCGGTCCGCCTCGAATGCCGCCCGGGCGGCCTTCTGTGCCTCCTCCGGCATCCTCTGCCCGCAGGTGGGGCACACTGTTTCATCAAAAGTCTGCTCCGCTGCTTCAGACCATCGGGCCCGGCACCACCCGATCCGCTCCTCCAGATGCTCCATCAGGTCCTTTTCGTTCTGGGCCAGTTGTGTACAGCGCAGCAGATCCTGCTCTGCCGCCCGGATCTCCGCCTCCAGCGCCGGCCTCCGGTCCTCAACCGGGACGATTTGACTCTGCCTGTGCAGCCGGTTCTCATTCCGCAGCGCGGCCAGCTCGTTCTCAAGCCGGGCCACATCATTCCGCTTGGAAGCCAGCAGGGTGTTGTTCTCCAGTTGGATCAGTTCGCCCCGCAGGCTGTCCCGCCGTGCGGCCACCTGGCCCCGCTCCTCCTCCAGAGCGGTGAAGTCGATCCCCTCCAGCTCGGATACCGTCTTTTTGCACTCGTCCAAACGGGCCGGAACTGTATCCCGGGCTCCGTTCAGCCCCCGACGCTTGGCCTGAAGCTTCTTCTTGTAGTCCTCCAGACTCAGCCGGCCCATGGACTCCATCAGCGCCGCGAAGCGCGGCTCCTGTTCCATGATCTCCCGGTCGGAGGCCACGCCACACACCTCAAACAGGGCCCCCCGCCGTTTCCGCCAGTCCAGCCCCTCACAGAACCAGCCCACGCTGGTCAGCATCCGCCATCGGTCCTCACCGGCCAGCTCGTCCACTTTCGCCTCAAAGGCGTACTTCTTGACAGGGACATCATCCACATAGTACTCGCTGGTGTTCCCGTCATAGGTGGCGTCCGCGTTTCCACGCTTCACACTCCACTTCTCGTAGTAGGTCTTGCGCAGGGTCACTGGCTCCCCGTCCGCCCACAGCGTCGCAGAGACCTCCGTCACCGCCCCATGGTCCGCCACCTCTCCGGCGGCGTCCAACGGCTTGATCTCAAAGCTGCCGTTCCCACGGCTGTCCTTCCCAAACAGCAGCCAGGTCAGCGCGTCGTATACCGTGGTCTTGCCCGCGGCGTTGTCCCCATAAATGCTGGCGCTGCGCCCATCCAGCGGCAGAGATAACCTCCCACAGCCCTTAAAATTCTGGATCTCCAGATCCATCAGCTTCAAATCCATCTTGACGATTCCTTTCTTGTCCCATATAATATGGGTGTCTTACTATTTCTTTGCCGTCGTTGGTGTGCCAGCACCTGCGGCGGCTCTCTTTTTTGCCCGGTATTCCCGCATATAATTCCGGGCTCGTTTCCGCAGTTGCTCCCGGTTGGCTTCCCGGTAGGCCTTCTGCTGTGCGGCCAGCTTCTCCCGGTTGGCTTCGTAGTAGGCCTTCTGGTACTCGGCCACCTTCTGTTTCTCCATAGGCAGGGCTCGGAACTTCGCCTCCCGGTCCAGCTCACGGCTCCGGTCCAGATCCTCCTGCGTCAGGCGGAACTCCGCTTCGATCTCCGCATCGGCGGCTTCCATCTCGGCCAGCTCTTCCGGTGTAAACATCACGCCACCTCCGTCAGCCAGATGCCGACGCTCATGCCCAGCGCAAAGACGCCGAACAAAAACGCGGTGACCAGGGCGATCCACATCAGTTCCTGCGCCCGCTGCTTCCGCTCATTCCTCGTCTGATTCATTTCATCACCTCTCCCAGTTCTATCGCTCCGCCCAGGACAAGCAGGTTAAAATACTGCTCCTGGTCCAGCCTGACAGGCTCGTCCCGCAAGAGCTTGCCCATACTTTTCTCGCTGATCCCCGCCGCGCCGGCCAGCTTCCTGGCGTCCAGCCCGTGGCGGCTCATGGCAGTCTCCGCGATCCGCCGCACGATCTCATACGCGGTTCTCATTGTTATCCTCTCTTTCTGCCCACCGATCCAAAATCTTTGACATAACAGCCACAGTATTGCCCATCAGCTTGACCATGTCGCCAAAGGTCACATCATACAGAGATTGGTTCAGCCGGTCCATATGGAGCTTTGTATTTGCGTTCTGTTGCTCGATTTCACGAGCGGTGCTGTTATCATTCAGCATAAATTTTCCTCCTTGCTCTTGACGGCTCGAAGGAAAAGTAGTACACTTGTTCCAACAAGCCTAGTCGGCGTAATCGATTAGGTTTGCAGCCCTGTCGGATCTGCTCATCCGGCGGGGCGTTTTTATACCATTCCGCGGCTCTGGACGATCGCCTTCGCCACCAGGTCCGTTTCGTAGCCCCGCTTTCTGGGCCCCATCCGGATCGCCGGGATCCCGTGCTCCTCTGCCCACCGGTCCCCATTGACCGCCCGGGCAAAATAACCGGCCTCCCTGGCCACGTCCGTGGGAGACATCACCCCACCGTGCCGCTCATACATCAGGCGGCGCTTTTCGGCAACCTCACGCCCCAGGGCGCTCTGTGCGCTTGTCGTGTATCGGCTCATCTTGTCACCTCTTCATGTTCTGCAAAGATTATAAATCCTGCGCTCTCTACACCCGGTTCCAGCCAAAAACCACAAGTGACATATAACGAAAGACTTTTTCGCAGATCTCGGGCTTCCCTGTCAACTTGTGCTCCGCGATTACCAGTGCAATGTCCTGCCCAAGCGACTTGAACTCATCTGGGCCGAGAATCTTGTCCAGTTCATCACCAAGCGTCGATTGTTCGGCGCTTTTTTTATTTTCCATCTCCTTCCCTCCCTTCCAGTCCTGTTTATCGGACTGCCCGTTACGCCGGATCCGGATACGCAAACTCCACCAGCTCCTTGAGCTCCAGAAGAGACAGCGCCGGGTCATGCGCCGCACGATCCAGGGCCAGCTCCTTAAACTTGGTCCCGGAGCCATCCAGCAGCCGCTTATACTCATTCAGCTTGTTATCCATGCGTTTCCTCCTTATTCCTTAAATAGTCCGGTTTATCGGACTTCTGCTCTGGTATCTTGATTGTAATTCTGGATCTCTAAAATATCGCAGATAGCCTGGACAATCTTGGGGGCATTGCGCTTCCCCTTCAGAATTTTGTCCATGTACCCACTGTCCGCAAAAAGCCCCGTCCGGTTTGTGATTTCAGACTCCAACCACTTCTGTGTCTTTCCACGCTTTAGCAGCTCCGTCTTTACGCACAAACCAAACGACGTGAATTTGCACGAATCCACGAAAATACCTCCCTCCTTATATTTGCTGTTGACAAGTACTTAATATTGTACTAATATGTAAGCACCACCAAACATTGTACTCATTTGAGCGCTTGTCGTGTTTGTATTTTAGTACTGTCACGAGTGCAAGTCAAGCATTTTGTGCTATATTGAGTACTTTTGTTGTTATAACCAAAAAGGAGTACTTGAATATGGGCGAATTGTACGATAGGATAGCTTCCTTATGTTCAAATAAAGGGATAAAACCAGGAAAGATGTGTAACGATCTTGGAATAAGTAGAGGAAGCATTGGGGATTTGAAAAAAGGGAGAAGGGAAGGAATTTCCATTAAAACAGCAACAAAAATTGCCGACTACTTTGGTGTCACAACCGATTATCTCTTGACTGGTGAAGAAATAAAAAAAGCACCCACCCCGGAGGGTGAACGCAAAGTCAGCGACAACGATATTAAATTCGCTCTGTTCGGGGGCGATGGTGAAATCACCGATGCCATGTACGATGAGGTAAAACGCTTCGCCCAGATGGTCAAACTTCGGGAGGAGGCGGAAAAGAAGAAGGAATAAACATGGAAACATATGAATTGTACCAGGTGGCTAAGGATAGAAATATTCCTATCATATTGTTGGCCATTCCAGAAAACGGATCTATGTGCATCCAATCAGATGCAGGCAGATGCTACATCGGAATGGATTGTGATGTGGTTGACGGAGAAGCAGACCGCCGAGTACACTTGGCACATGAGCTAGGGCACTGCGTAACCGGGAGTTTTTACAACCGCTGGGCAGCTCGAGATCTCCGGAAGAAGCATGAGCATCGTGCGGATAAATGGGCGATAACGCATTTGGTTCCAAAAGAATATTATGACCAAGAGATTGCTGCCGGCCGAACTGAAATTTGGGAACTAGCAGAACAGTTTAATGTATCAGAGGATTTCATGAAAAAGGCCGTATGCTTTTACACATACGGAAATCTGAACCCAGAATTGTATTTCTGATCCAACTGCCGGAGGGCAGAACATATAAATAAACAGGAGGAATACAAC